TTCAGTTCCTAACTACGTTGTTACAGGTTCTGGCGGTCAAACTTATCAATTGCCAGATGCAACAACTTTGCAAAATGGTGCAAACTTTGTTTTTAATAACAATCAATCTAGTGGAACAATTATTGTAAAAAATAATGCTTCTACAACAATTACAACCATTCAATCTGGTGGATATGTTGAAGTAATTTTGTTATCTAATGCTACATCTGCAGGTTCTTGGGATGTACATAATCAAGCGCCTTCAAACGTTTCTTGGTCAACAAACACATTGGACTATCCTGGTTCAATAACCTCTGCAACATGGAACGGAACAACCGTTGCAATTAATAGAGGTGGTACTGGACAAACAACCGCAGCAGCAGCAATCACAGCTTTGGCTGGTACGCAAACATCTGGTTATTACCTTCGTTCTAATGGAACAAATACATTGCTGGCTGCAATTCAAGCCGCTGATGTACCCACATTAAATCAAAACACTACTGGTTCTGCTGGCTCTGTTGCCAACTCATTGACAATTAGCAGTCCATTAAGCGGAACAAGTTTTAATGGAAGCGCAGCAACGACGATTGCTTTGGCAACAGAATATGGAGATACACAAAATCCATATGCAAGCAAAACTGCAAATTATGTACTTGCTGCTCCAAATGGTGCTTCTGGTGTGCCAACATTCAGGGCTATTGTTGCTGCAGATATTCCCACGCTTAATCAAAATACGACAGGAACAGCAGCCAACGTTACTGGTACAGTAGCTGTTGCAAATGGCGGTACAGGCTCTACAAGTTTGACTGCCAACAATGTGTTGTTAGGTAATGGAACTTCTGCATTGCAAGTAGTTGCTCCAGGAACAAGCGGAAATGTTCTTACAAGCAATGGAACAACTTGGGCAAGCACAACCCCTGCAGCTAGTGTTTCTTTGTCTGCCAATAACACTTGGACGGGAACTCAAACGTTCAACGGCACATCAAGCATATTTGGAACAACGTTACTTGACTCTAATGAAACAGTCAATGTTGTATCTGCTGCTCCTTCTTCCACAACAAACTTCTATGTTCAATCGGGTTGCGTTCAATACTACACAACCAGTGCCGCAAACAACTGGACGCTAAACATTGCGTTTAGCAGCGGCACAAGTATGAACACTGCTTTGTCTACAGGGCAGTCTGTTACGTTTACTTTGGTGACCACTCAAGGCTCTACGGCCTATTACAACAACGCTGTGACCATTGACGGAACATCGGTAACGCCTAAATGGATTGGCGGCGCTCCTACTGCGGGCAATGCTTCGGGTCTTGATGTGTATCGTTTTGCTGTAATTAAGACTGCAAGCGCTACATACACCGTATTGGCTTCACTAACTCAGTACAAATAATGCCACTCCAACAAACATCAGGTAACGATACGTCTGACGCTTATGCAGGCGGCGCTGCCGTTGTGCCTAATTACATTGAGGATGTGTTTAGCACATATCTTTATACAGGTAACGCTACATCACAAACCATTATCAATGGCATTGATTTATCTGCCAAAGGCGGGTTGGTTTGGACTAAAAGCAGAGGTGGTGCTGAAGGAGGTTTTAACCATATATGGTTAGATACAGTAAGAGGAGGAAATTTGTTTATTTCTTCAAATAATAATGTGGGAAGCCGAGATGACAACAGGTTAATTACTTCATTTAATACTAATGGGTATAGTTTTGGCACTGGTAGCAATACACAAATAAATTATTTGGATTCAACTTACGTTTCATGGACATTCCGCAAGCAACCAAAGTTTTTTGATGTTGTGACGTATACGGGTACGGGAAGTAATAAAACAATTAACCATAATCTTGGTTCTGCGCCCGGTTGCATAATTATCAAAGACACATCTAACGCATATGATTGGATTGTTTATCACAAAAGTTTGGCTACTGGAGAGTATTTGGTTTTAAATTCAACTGCTGCAAAAGTAAATACATCTGGCGATAATGTTATTTGGAATGTAACATCCACAAGTTTTAATGTTGCTTCAAGTTATGGATTAAGTTATTCAGGCGATCAATATGTGGCTTACGTTTTTGCCGACAACGCTGGCGGGTTTGGCGCTGCTGGTACAGACAATGTAATTACTTGTGGGTCATTTACTGCCGATGGTTCTGGCAATGCAAATATAACGCTTGGGTACGAGCCTCAATGGGTTTTAATTAAAAATATTACGACTACAGATTCTTGGTATCTTACTGACACTATGCGGGGAATGCCTGTAACTCCAATAACAACGGGGCCATTTTTAAGTCCAAACACCAGTACGGCTGAAGGTTCTTGGGGTTCTGTTAATGGCGTAAATGCTACTGGGTGGAATACCACTGGTTTGCTTGCCGGTAGAACCTACATCTACATAGCAATACGCCGTGGGCCAATGAAAACGCCTACAACTGGAACAAGTGTTTTTGCCCCACAAACATGGGCGGGAAACACAACAAATCAAAACGACACCAGAAGTATTAATGGTATTGGTTCACCAACTGATTTGTTTATTGGTGGCGATATAGATAATCCATATAACCACAACTACACATACGATAGATTAAGAGGTACGAATGCAACGGGTGGTTTATTATTAAAAACACACCTTGCATATAGCGAATCAACAAATAACCCAACTTACGGAACTTATTCTTTTGCTCAACAAGACGGAATTACTTTAGGAAGTTACGATTTAAATTACACCGGACGTAATTATATAGGTTGGTTTTTTAAACGCGCCCCAGGTTTCTTTGATGAGGTTTGCTATACGGGAAATTCTACGTCTGGAACAACAATTGCACATAATTTAGGAGTTGCTCCTGAGTTAATTATTGTTAAAGAAAGAACTGCAAGCAGAAACTGGATTGTTGGGAATACATCTATAGGATGGACGCAATACATACAGTTAAATAGCGCAGGTACGCCAACTGCTTTAAGTGGTATTTGGAATGATACTCCACCAACTTCTTCTGTTTTTACTGTTGGTTCTAGTGTAGCAACAAATGATTCTGGTCAGACTTATGTAGCTTATTTATTTGCAACTGTTGCTGGAGTTTCAAAAGTAGGCTCATACACAGGTACAGGTTCATCACAGGTAATTAACTGCGGGTTTACAAGCGGCGCTAGATTTGTCATTATTAAGCGCACCGACTCAACTGGTGACTGGTACGTCTACGACACAACTCGTGGAATGGTAAGCGGCACAGATCCTTATTTGTTATTAAACACTGTAGATTCTCAAGTTAACTCAAATTATGTTTACACATCTAGTACAGGATTTACTATAACTTCTGCTGCACCTGCTGCAATTAATGCAAGCGGTGGTACATACGCGTTTTTGGCTATAGCGTAGATTTTAAAGGACACATCATGGAAATCCGAATCAGAGAAACCGGCGCAGTAATGTATGAAAGCGAGTTTCGCGCTTACTTGCAAGCCAACAACGGTCCGTCCTATGACGTTTTGACTAATGACATTGCAGAATCTTTAGGCGTTGACGTAGTGCTAGAAGGCCCACAAGCCACTGGTGGAACGCATTACCAGTACAGCCAGCGTAGCGGTGTTGAACAAATAGACGGCAAGTGGTATACAAAATACATACTTGGCCCTGTATTTGTTGATGGAGAAACCACTGCTACCGAACAAGAAGCTGCATACCACGCCACCAAGGACGCTGAGCAGGCTACATCAGTACGGGTTACCCGAAACACAAAATTAGCCGAATGTGATTGGACTCAACTTACCGATGCTCCTGTTAACAGTGCTTTGTGGGCTGCCTATCGTCAAGCATTGCGGAATATTCCAAATCAAGCCGGTTTTCCCTGGGACATTACTTGGCCCACACAACCTTAATACGCCATGACTGATTACTCCAGACTTCGTACTCCGTTTGTAAACATGAGTTTCACACCGGATGTACCGTCCAATGCTCTTGGACCCAACGAATACAACAGCGGTTTAAACGTTGAGGCTGATGTTCGTGGGATTAAAAAGATTTCTGGGGAACAAGAGATCTTGTCTACCATTCCTGGTAACGTGGTCTTTATGGATGGTGGATTCCGAAACAACAATGCTTGGGTCTACATTGCTGCTACTCGTGAAGGAAAGTGGTACATGGTTACCGCTAGTGGCATTACTAACATCACCCCTGGTGTTGGTGCAAATCCCAACGTAGCATTGTCTGGTTATTCTGATGACATTAACATCACTACTTCTTGGGTAGGTGAAGTGTTTTTCATCAACGATACTTTGCGTTCTCCGATGTATTTCCTGCCAACAGCAACGGAAATCTATTTGTACGATGCTGCTCCGGACAACTACATTTGGAACTACGACATTGGAGTGTCTGCAACTCGTGCTGAGTTTGTACGCAACTATTGTTCTCCAAACGTTGGAAATATCCTGATTGCTGGCAACATCACTAAGGATTACACAAGCAGCGGATTGACGGTCAACTATCCCACCACTGTTCGCTGGTCCCAGTCTTTTGCCAATACTGGTGTAGCAGCCTCTTGGATGCCTACTCTTACCAACGTAGCCAATGAACAAGAAATTCCTGTTCGTGGTCCTATTGTTGACGGTTTCTTTCTTGGTGGAAACTTCTACATTTGTTCTTATTGGGATACAGTAGTTTTATCACCTATTGCTTATCAAAACAGTACAGCGCCTGTATTTGGCATTCGCTTGTTCAATCAAGGACGTGGGTTGATTAACAACAATTGCTGGTCCAATACAGACGCAAACGTTTATGGCATTGATAGCAGGGACATTTGGATCTTTGACGGATCCAACTTTAATCCTCTTGGCAACCAACGAGTCCGTGATTACTTTTTTACCAATCTGAGTACAACGTATTCTGATCGTGTGTTTATGATTAACAACACACAAAAAAATCAGATTGAGATTTATTACCCAGATCAAACCTCTACCGGCTGGTGCAACAAGATGCTGTCGTGGAGATACGATCTGCAGATCTGGAATGCCCCCAAGGACGTAGCAAACGCCTGTAGTGGGTGTGAAGCCCCCAAGCTGGTCAGCGGAGCCTTTAAATACGCCTCTAGAACGGTTACATACGCTCGTGGTGGTACAGCTAGTTCTAAGCTAGTTCAGACCGGTGTAGGTAATTCGTTTATCAACAGTGCTGCTATTCCTACATTGTTTGAACGCAACAACCTTACGCTTGTGACCTCCAATGGTCCAGTTCCGTACAGTTCTAAACTTTACGTTCATCGATTGTTGCCTGAAATCTCTGGTAGCGGGACAATCAACATTACTACTGGTGGCTCAAACTCTACTGCCCAGGCTCCTACTTATGGTCAAACTGGCAAAGTTGCTGTAGTTACAGACAATCCTTGGGTGACCACTCAACAAAACAACGTAAGAACCGTTTCTGTTAAAGTTGAATCAAATGATGCAACAGATACTTGGAATCTGACGGCAATTAACTGGCAAGCAACCGTTGTTGAGGATGCGTTTTAATGCCTTTTTTACTTGATAGTAACCCTTCAACTTCAGAAGTTTCTGATGCGGTTAACTATTTGCTTTCAAACTTCAACACAACAATAAGCAGTAATGCTGTTACTGGTGAAGTAAAAGGGCCAACAGGTGCAATTATTGGTTACTTGTACAAGTACATGGCAATCAAATATGCAGATTCTTTTGACGGTTCTGTAGGGTTTAGCGATAGTCCTACAAATAAAGCATATTTTGGAATTAGAAACACCAATAGTTCTGCTGAATCTACAAACCCTACGGATTACATTTGGAATAAAGTAACAGGTGGATTTGGTACTACAAAGTATCTTTATTACATTACCACTGGTGGCAGACAAATACAATTCTCTGTAACAACAACTGCTCCTGATGGTGGATGGTTAGTTGACCCAGCAGCATCTATTGACTTGGATGTAATAACGTCCACATCAATAATTTCGTTTTCTGCTTACTTTTCTCCAAGTGTTTACCAGGTTCCACGAACTGGTTCAACTCCAACTCCTGTTTTTACATCAATCACACCTGCCTTGTACGCAACCAACAAGGGTGTAATTGTTCAATTTTCCAATGGACAAACAGATTCCGATAGTACATTTGTAAACAATACTTGGCGTATTGGCGCTTCCTCCACCACAGGAAACGCAGGGATTATGTATACCAATATTACTATTGGTTACCCATCTGTTTCTGGTGACCATGCCCTTTGGCCTAATCCAACAGCAATGTCTGCAAGCCCTGCTTACATGGCAGTTCCAATACGCTATAAAACAAGTGCCGGTGTTGTTATTCAATCGGTAGTGATAAGCACACAATTCTTGTTTTCTGATCCTGGCGCT